CTTGACACCAACGCTCGCCGTGAGGGTAACCGCATCGGAAATCCCGCCGTTTGGAAAATCCGAGCGCACTACCAAACCCTCCGGTGCAACCGCAAAACCGACTCCTGTTCCCAATGGTTCAACCCTTGGACGCACAACTTCACGCGATGCCGATGCTCGGAGGTGAAAGAATGAGCAGAATTGACCTCGGACCCCGACGCGACATTGTGACCGAAGAACCCGACGAAAACGGTTGGTATGGTCCGTTTCACGACCCCGACTTCGCCCTGCGGGTTTTCGCCAAACTCCGCCGTCAGCAAGAACACCGTGGAAAGCCTCGCCTTCTCACGGGTCTTGGCGACGAAACAACATGGCTTAGAATGCCCGCTTCCGTGGTTGAAGAAGCAATTCGCCGTTCACCATTCACAAAATACCGAAACTGCAAAATGTCAACGAAATGGTGGTTTAGTGCCACCCGTTTCGGCGTTTCCGTGTGGCCGATGAAACACCGAGATGAAACGCTCAACAGTGAAAACAATTGGGGTGAAGAAGAGTGACCTGCTACGCCTACACCCCCGCCCCGACCTTCGCCCTCATCACCTACGGCATAGAAGCGGTATGGGAAGACGAATACCTTCACCGTAAAACAAATGCTGATGGCGAACCTGTGGAAACCTACACCTACCCCATCATTACGGAGGTGGGCGCATGACCCGCAAGATAGAACAGAGATTTTCGGAAATATGCGAGACGATGGAATACTTCTCAAGCGTGGCAAAAAAACCAGTGTGGTTCACCTACGACCAACTGTGGGACATCACAGCAAAATCCAACGGTTATCGTATGACTTCAAACTCCGGTTTTCCGAGCCGCCACCAATTCGGAGGGCTTGCGTCAAAATCACAAAGTATTGCCGTAAAAAGAAGTAGGGTGAAAATATTTCACGATTTGCCGAAATCCTCAGAAAACACGAGACTTGAGGTTCGCTACGCTTTCATTATCCCCACCATGGACGACACCGAAGGTGTTGAATACGGAGGTGTTCAGTAAAGGTGTGGGGTAGTAGTTAGTCGGGGATTAAACGCTTATATAGTAGTTAAATAATGTATATATGAAGCGGGAGAGACCCGCCGACAACCAAAACAAACAAACAAAACAAAAGGAGACAAAAAGTATGATAGCAAGTTATATGTTGATGGGCCAAGAGGCCGTAGGCGCAAACACCGATGAGGTGTTGAAGAATGCAGGGTTGGACTTTAGGGTGGAGCGTGAACCGCTTTACACCTCAAAGGGGCGTGAGGTTCGCTCAAAATTCCAACGGATTTTCCGACAGGACAACGATGTGACACTTGGGGTAGTAGGCCGCACCTATCACCCGATGCAAAACCACGACCTTCTCGGCATTGCTGACCGACTCGTGAACAAGCAAGACATCGCTTGGGACCGCATCGGCATGGTCGGTCAAGGCGAGAAGTTGTATGCTTCTTTCACGCTTCCCGATTCCTACCGGATTGACGGGTGGGACGATTTGGACCAATACATTTACCTCACAAATACCCACGACGGGACCGGTGCGGTCAAGTGTATTCCCGCCAATGTCCGGTTCGGTTGCACCAACCAATTCGCATACCATCGTAAGCAATTGGTAAAGGCGGGTATCAACCCTCGTGACCTCACGATTCGGCATTCTTCCAAGATGAATGAACGCATCAAACAATTTGAGAAGGCCATCGGCATTGTTGACATCCTCAACCAAAACTTCGCCAACCAAGCATCCGAGTTGATGAGCGTTGAGATGACGGAGGCCGACAAAGCCACCTACTACATTGACGCTCTCGGACTCACGACCGACGAGAAGTTGGTGGATGCTGACAACGAATGGGGTCTCAAGACTCGTGGCCTCAACACCTTCAATCACCTCAAGGAGTTGGAGAAGGCCAGCACCAACAACACCTCAGCGATGAGAGACACCGCTTGGCAATCATTCAATGTGGTCACAGAATTCATTGACCATGCTTGGGTTCACAACGCAAGCGGCACAGTCAACGCCAAGCGTGTGGAGTCATCCATTCTTGGAACAGGCGCACGACTCAAGGCCAAGGCTTGGGACAACATCTCAGCGAGGTTGGTAGCCTAAGCACGGTCAAGGTTCACCATGAATGACGGCCTCCCACGACGGATGCCCGACATGACGAACGACACAGATACTTTAGGAGGAAAAGAAAATGACAGATGCAATTTGGGAAAAATCAATCAACCAATACGGCGAAAAAGAACCCGACCCCGAAGGCTCGGTGTTCTTCCGTGTGTCCATCAAGGAAACGGTGACTCGCACCTACCTTACGACCGACCCCACGCTCAAGACGGCGAAGGCCGTCCGTGAACAATACGGAGACATGCACACGGACGATTGGCAAGAAATGGATGCCACCGATTGGGACGGTTCACGCATCAGCAAAATTGAGAAGGTGGTGTATTCCCCCTGCTCCCTCGGCCTACAATACCTCACGCCGCCCGCCGATTGGACGGAAGAATCGCACCCACAAATCCGATACCTCTCCGCTTCAACCATATTTGACGAACAACCCGCAGGTCGCGTAAGTGCGTTCAACAAAGACGCCATCCGCCGAAGGTATGTCCGATGCACCAACTACATTCACGGTAAAACCTCTCAAATCTGTCCGAAATGTGTGCGTCTCATCAGAGAAGGCTGGTCTGTCATCACCCCGCTCAAGAAGGAGGAATCCGAATGAGCGAGCCGACCATTTGTTGCATCTGTGCAAAGCCTGTGGACATCCACTGCACTCCCGACGGTGTAGCGTATTGGACTACCGGACACAACGCCGCCCCTCTCGGTAAAGGCCGAGCCTGTGATTCATGCAATCAGCAGGTTATCGCCCACCGAATGCAACTTGCTATGTTTCGGAGGTTCCTTCAATGAGCGAGGTCGGTCCTCGTGATTTGACGCTGACTCGCCTTGAAGGTCTTGTCGCTGGTATCATCGGAAAAGAAGCCATCAACGACGGCATTTTTCTCACCGACCGCAAGGTTTGGGTGTCTAACCTCAACATGATTCGCGCTTCCTGTCCGACCTGCGGACAAGAGTTTGTCGGCCCCGACTACAATGTGTTCCACTTGCTGGCTACACACGACTACGGACACGCCAAGATGAACGAAATCGCCATGCGGAACGCTGAGATGGAGGACTACGACGACGAAGAGAGGGGAGGGACCATCGCATGAAGGTGTATTTGTATCATTTTTCCGAAGAAGCGACTAACCCCGTGTGGTATGCTGGTCTCGGAGTCCCGTTCAAATTGACAAGTGATTTTGAATTCGCAAAGTCTGTTGCTTATGACACGACAGCGACAAATATGCTCATCAAACAGTTGGAAAGGTATTACGACAAAACCTTTCACTACATTCCTTTAACCGACGCTATGCCAACACCGGACCTCCGATGTGACGCTTGTGGCTTTGGTTGGACTTGGAACGAACGCTACGCTTCAAGAGAAATGCTTAGTGACTCCACGAGGAACCATCTCAATCAAACCCACTTGGCGTCTCCGCTACGGAGAAGCGATGCACTTTCTTTTGCGAAAAAAATAAAGGGAGCGGAAATATGCAGAAACAACGACTGTCAAAAATATCTTTGCGGTGATTGTTCAAAGCAGGTCAAAAAAACGAAGGGCTGCGTTCTGTGTGTGCGTAAGAGGTGGCAATGATGCTGGTTAGTCAAGGATTAAAGACTTATATAGTATGTTCGCCCATCTCTTTGTATGGGCGGGAAGCCCAATGGAGGAATAAAAATGATGAAGAAAATTATTGACAAAATCAGCACACACCTACGCAAGCGCATGCACGACCAAGTTATCGCCGCCGCCCCGTGGTATGTGGGCGACCCATGCTACATCATCCCCGACCCCGATTGGCGGGAGTTTTGCGAATTGACTCTCACAGGTGTTGGAGGCGACAGGAAAGAAGGCGGTCATGTTGATTCTGTCATTGATTGGCACGGCCAAGAAATCACCATTTGGTCAAACGGTGGCGACGGCACATGGTCCTTCACCTACTTGGAGTCTGCCAACGGCAGAAAATCTTTCGGCGTTGACTCCGGCATGTTCTGTGTCATCAACCTCAACAAACTTCCCTCCCACGAAACCGAAATCAACGACGGCATCCTCTTTGAGACTGAGCCAAACCTGTATGTTGAGGACGGCATCGTGTTCATCAACGACGAACATGACGACCATCACATGACCTGTGATAACTGGCGTTGTGGCCGAACCATCGGCTCGGAAGAATACCTCTCATGCGGGAACGGTTGCTGTGAGGGTTGCGACTCCTGCGGCAAAGGTTGGGAGTGTGAGGAAGAATGAACAGAATGTTTTTGGGGAAAAGGTTTGATGGTGAACCCTGTCCTATCATGTCTGCTCATTACTTGTGCGACCAGCATGTAGTCAAACTCGCCGTGGAAGAAGTGCAAATGCTCACCTCGGCGTTGCTCAACAACGGCGCACCTGCCGACCTCATGCCTTACACCAAGCGAGGCACGATTCACAAGGGCGGCTACCGCAATCACCCGATGACGCGCTGGACGGGAGCGACCCGACAAAATTTCACATTCGCCTTGGCTCACGCTCAAGCCATCTGCGACCAATTCCGAATCCGCTACGGCAAAGAACATTTCGCTCAAAAGCAAATTGCGTGGATTCGTGATTGCCGAGTCACCGATGGGAAGCGCACATACGGACTCATCAACTACATCCCCCTGCACAATGAAATGACCGCCTTCCCTCGTTGCGTGAACCAATCACAAGGGCGCAACCTTGACCTGCTGGACGAATCAAATTACAGCACCGTTATGGCTTACCGAGAGTTTTATATCCGAGAAAAGAGAGGCTTTGCTAAGTGGACTAAGGGCGTTCCTGCGCCGAATTGGTGGTCGTCGGTTCATGGGGTGGAGGAATGAAAATGTGGGACGGTTTTGGAAGATGGCGTGGTCAACGACCCGTCAATAAATTGAAGGCAAAAGAATTGCTTGAATACATCAAGGAACAATTTTTCTCCACCTACGAGGGCGAATGGGAGGACATGCTCAAGGAAGCACACCTTGGCCTTTACCCCGATTATGACCCACATGAGGAAGTCGCCCTTATCACCGTTGTTGATGTTCGTTTGGAGGGTGAATTAGATGCCTAAGCCACGAATCAAGTTGAAGCAAACAATCATTGCTGTTCTCAAAGAGAATGACGACAGACCTCTCTCAGCCGAACAACTGATGGCTCTGTGTGAGCAAAGAATTGCTGCAAACTATTTACCTAAAAATAACAACGCCATGGGACAAATCATGCGTCAGTTGAAAGGTAGTGTTTCCGTAAAAACAACGAATCTTGTATCTAACCAAGGCAACAGTTATGTTTCAGCCGTTTATTCTCTTGAGTCAGAAGAAGTGTTCAATGAATGGCTTGAGAAGGTGTGTTGATGCGTTTAGGTTCTTGGTTATTCTGTCGCCCATCCGATTTGAAATGCACTTACTTCTATCCCTATTCTAAAAAAGGAAGGAACATGGTGTTTCAACCCTTCTTGGGTTTAGACACGCCGAGCGGTCCTATTTACCTACACGGTAAGCGTGCGCTGTGGTCGCTCTTTGATGCCCTGTTCCCCGACAACCCTATCCCACGCCCTGCTGTCAACGCTGACATGAAAGACGGGCAGGTAGGTATGAATATAGTCAATGGTTTTCTCAATGACGAAGATGCGTGGCCTCACCTTCGCCTTCAAGTGAGAACCGGAGATTGGAAAGACCATTTCGGACACCCGACCAAGGGGACATTCATTCTTTCTGCTTCTCCTGCTTCATCCGATTACGACACAACTCCTTCATTGTTGCTTTTCCAAAACACCACAAAGTCCTCCTACACAATCCCAATTACTATTCAGACAAAAACAAAACTGAGAACAATTCCCTCCGTCGTGATTCCTCTTGATGAAGATAATGATTTCAAGGTAATCATAACTGATGCAATAAACGGGAATCATCTAATATTTTCCATAATAGAAAAATCTAATTCCTGTTTCCGCCCTCAAAGAATGAAATCTTTTCCGGTTTCTGACATTACCGGACTGACTACCGACCTCAATCATCGTCTGTTCCATCTGTCTGTCGTGTGGGAAAATAAGTTTCTTTTCCCGCAAATGTCTCCACTTGATGCGGGGATGAGATTTTACGAGCGCGATGATTTAGAATTCCGTCGCTTCCAATCCCTTGATTGTTTTTCTTCTTTGGCATCCCTACAAAAAGAATAAACCGTGGGACTGTAAGCCTGTTGTCTAATTATTTTATTTCTTCATAGGTGTTTAGGTAAAGGCATTTCATATTGTAGTTACAATATTCTTTTACATCCCTATGAAACAAAAAAAGAATTGTGGGTTTCATGGGGCAGTGCATCGTTTTATTCTTTCAGCCGTTCCCGAATCAACTGAAACAATTCCTTTATAGCCCTACAAAGACAGCAATGGTTATGAGCGGTAAGAAATCAAACGCACGCCTTCTTGAAAGAGTATTTATGCTTGTGTCGCAAGTTGGTGAAATGAGGACTGACCGAATCCACGAGGCCTACGAAAGCACATACGGTAATGCACCACGACCCGCCAACATGACACAGAAATTACTTTCTTCGGGCCTCTTCAAACGCGTTGGCTGGTATGACCGTGTGGACGACTTGGTGATGAGAACCGAAAAGTCAAGCAAGCAGTTGGGTTTGCACAGCGCAAGATATGTTTGTGTAATCCAAACAAAAACCATGGAAGAAATAATTGACAAATACATCAGTGGAAAAACAACACCCCTTCGTCGTTTGGATAGTATGCCAGCATTTGTGCAGTATGCGGTCAAGGAGGCAGGTGGTTCCCAATGATTGAACAATACGGTTCTGCTGATTTTTACTTCAAGGACGGTAGCGAATCCTTCCGCCCCAAAAAAGTGATTGTGTATGTTGAAGGAGAATACGGTTTCATTCCTCTCATTGTGGGCAAGTCTCTTCAAGGGGAAAAGAAAGTCTCCGTGGAAATAGTATCACAACACCAATCCGTGGACGCATTCAACCAATTCCCGTCAATGCTCAACCCATCTTGGACGATGACACAGATTGACAAGAACACGGTCATGCTCTGTATTACAAACTGGCCCACCTTCAACATTGACTTGAATTCAAATCCCGAAATGTGGGGGGTCTCCTACCCGATGCTTCGTGATATTCTTTTTGGGCTAAAAGCACATGGTTGTGAATCTGTTGCGTTTTTGACATCTATGAACAACCAAGAACCCGAAGAGAAGCCCGAATTGATGGTCTATGATTTCATGGCAGTGTTGCCCCCAAAGGACTTGATTCTTGCCCCTCCTGCTTGGATTATGCCGTTCATAGCAAACCGTATGGGCTTTGCTTCCTCCGTCATCTGTATCACGCAGGATGAGGGGCAGTTTATTGATACACAGGCTTTGAAGTTGGTCAAGGAGTTTTTCATTGCCATGGGCTACAACTACGACCACGAAAAGGCTAAGAACACGATACAGACTGTCCGAAACATGGAGGCTGAGTTGAACAATTCTCGCTGGTCCTTGAGCGGTGACGAAAGTGAGGAGTGGGGTGTTTGACCGCAATCATTGACCGTCTCGTGCGTTTTGCGCAGGACAATTATTATGTTGATGTTGAGGACAAAATCCCCATTTTTGCTTGCTCCATCGGCGCACATATTTTTAACGCAATAAACAAGTGTAGCCGGTGTGATTTCCACCCTTTACATAACGCCGACTTCAACATCCCCAACTGTCCCCTTCGCCACGACAACGCTCCTATTTACACGCCGATGTCCCAACTCGCTGATACGCGCATTCACATCCTCATGCGTGGCGAGAAAGGTTCCGGTAAAAGTATGCTCATCAACATGTTTCTTTCCGAGGGAACAGGCATCCTTTACAGTCCTACTGCGTTCAACACAGGCGAAGGGTTCCGCACAATGATGGGTCCGAACAGCATCACTGAGGCTGGTATGTTTGGGTCGGTGGACGAAGATGGAAACATCATGGGTCGCCCTCTCGCTCGTGACATGTGTGGTGGCTTCCTTGGCTTTGAGGAATCGTCATCGCTTACCGACGCCAACAAAAAAGACCACAGCACCGACATGAAAAACCAACTACTGACTTCCCTTGACAACGGGCGAGTGCAGAAGGCCATGCGTAGTGGGTGGGTGCAATACAATACCCGTTATACTATGTGGGGCGGAACGCAGCCCTCCCGTCTTGAGATGGAGTCCGGTCTTGACCGACGCTTGTTCATCATTGACATTGAGATGTCGCCGGAGAAAGAGGCTCAATACAAACACGCTCAACACATGCAATCTAACATGACACGGGAGACTCGTGCTGCCCTCGCAAGTGAGGTCATCAACATCCGCAATTGGGTCAACACCCGTATGCTTGAGGCTATCTTTGACCCGCCGAGCGGTGTTCGTTTCAGCGATGAGTTGGGGCATTGGCTCAACCGTCCCGACCTGCGCTCCTTTGAGGCAGACCTTTTCCGCCGCCTTGCTATCGGTTATACTATGCTAAAAGAAACATGGGTAGGCAACGAGGTGTTGAACATTGAATTGGATGAGAAGTTGCTTGGCCTTCTTGAGTCTGCGTTAATGATGCGACGGTCTGTTATGGACTCCGACGCTCGCCTTATTCGTGATGCGTTTTGGATGCAAGACATCACCCGTTCAACTTTGCTCAAGGAAATCTCACGAATCATCACCAAGGGCGACTACACAGCAGCAAAGCGTTGGATTGACGACAACTTGCAGGGTCAACCGTGGTATGCTGAATATACTCCTAAAAATACGGGGCGTGGACGGAAGGGTGTCATGTGCCGTATCGGGCCGTTGACCGACCCAAGCCAAGCAAAACAAAAGTGGGGTGAATCCGATGAGAACAAGGCGTGAGATTGAACAACGGCTGGCTGGCGAAGGCAACGCTTTGACGATTGAAACCTTGCGTTGGGTGCTGAACACATCGGACTGTCCCATGTGCGGTATCGCCAACCGGAGGGACTTGGAAGTGGGCGTTCACACAGGAGAAATCACGGTTGCCTATCTTGAGGAAAAATACTCGTGGCCCGTTGGGACGGTTATGACCCACATGGACGAGCATGTTGACTATGACCCCGAAGAAGCGAAGCACATGGAGTCCATGCGCTACGAGAGCATCAACACGCTGGATGCCGCACAGGACATCGTGAGCCGCCTTCTTGGGTGGATTGATGAGTTGGAGGCTGTCAAGGATAGCGAAGGCGGTATTACCTCGGATTGGGTAGCGGATGCGGCCAAGTTGGTCGCACAAGCGAACACTTCTCTTCGGCTCGTTGGACAACTCAAGAAGGAGATAGGTGTTGACTCACAACTTCTTTTGGCACAAAAACAAATGGACGGGGTGATGGGTGTTCTTGTGAACACACTTCGCAACGAGCCACAACTACTTGACCAAATTGAGTTGCAGGTTGCCGCTTTGAAGCCGCCGACCCATGTTCAAGATGTTGATTGGGAGGTTTGATTTTGCCCCAAAAGAAATGGAGAAGTGGTTCAGCGAAAACCCTGTGGACGAGGCCGATTAAGAAGATTGAATACCCATTCCTCATCAAAGCCATGAAAGAAGATGGTCTCCATGCTGAGATAACCGATAAGGGTGTCGTTTGGTATTACGGTGAATACAAGGTTGTTCGGAAACACCTTCGTGATATGTGGGGAATCAGCGAGTATCAAATGAAATCTTTTGAAACACATATTTTGGAAACGAACCCGTTTGGTGGATATTATGAAGGGAATCATTATATTGACGGCTGATGAGCGAGCCTACAAAAAGGGTCATGTCATTGAGACGGCTGGACTCATTTACGCACCGACACGGCAGGACATTACATACATCGTTCACTTGAGAAGAATTACGGAAAAGGAAATCAAGAGGTGGATTGATGTTGTCGGTTATCGCTTGGTTTTTGTCGTTGAGAAGTTGCCAACGATTTCCTCTGCGACCAAGGAACAAATCATAATTGACAAATCCCTGCTGAAAGAGCAAACGAATCACAAGAGACAGATTGATGCTCTGCTACGCTGGTCGGACAGGCAACGGGTTCACCGAGCGTTCACGGGAATGCCGATACCGCTTGCCCTCTCATTTTTACGGGAAAACAAAAGGGACGATATGCGCCTGTGGCGGATGCTTGCCGATGTAGCGTTCACACTTCCCAACGAATACGCCGAGGCCGTCATGGTCTATGGAACCAAACCATCCCGCGCTGCCGTTAAGTGGCCGAAGAAAAAGAAAGCCGGTGATGAGCGACCAACGATGTTTCGCAAGTCCGATAAGTATTGGCGTGAAATTATCTCATCGGATGCCGAGGTTCGCAACGAGGTCCGTGAAGGCAATATTGATAACCTGCCGCGCACGCTGAAAAAGCGTCAAGAGAAGGTTTCCAAATGGTTGTGATGACTGCTTCGTTTTTTGCTATTTGTTATTATTGTGCTAAAAAGACATTGCAGTATCATTGTGTGCGGGACCAGTATCAACCGTCGGGTATGTCTCCACCCAAGGAAGGAGAACCTATGCCTCACGACATGAACGCGCTCATGTGGTATGACCTATGAATGTTCGGCACACTTATATTAAGTGCAAAGGTAAGCAGAAACATGAGCGCAACGAACAGTCGGATTCGGCGCGCTATCCTTGAGGTTCTTTGGGAACACGGTCCTTTGACCAAGGAAGAGGTTGCTGTCAAGTTGGGGGATTCCAAGGGCGTGCGACGAGTCCCCTCTCCACATTCTCTCTCTGCTCTCCTATGCAAGTCTCATAGCGTAATTATTGTTGGCAGAAAAGTAGTGGAGAATATTGTCGGAGTCAAGAGCAAACATGCCATGTATGATATTGACAGGGAAGTTGTCATTGACAAGGATGAAATCTTATACATCCGTGAACCCTCAACGATGAAGCCCAAGGAAAAGGCTGTCGCCCGCAAATGCTCTTGTGGTAGGACACGGGTTTTCCCTCCCGACAGTGATGAATGTTTATCGTGCCAAAGGCTTAGTTAGTCGGTGATTAAAGGCTTATATAGTATGCCGATAATCTGTATATATGGGCGAGACGAACAAGGCACAAACCATACCGCATGTTGAGTATGAAGTTTTCAAAGAGGTATTGAACAACATACCTCTTGACGACCTTTACGATGCTATGGTGGCTGACGAAACCAGCGAGAAGCGATTCAAGAGCGGGGCGGCAAATGTCGCTAAGTTGATTCGCAACCTCATGGTTCGTCGCCAACACCGTCTCCCCTACAACCACGAGGACTACAAACAAAAGGAGGAATGAATATGACATGGAAAGAATTGAGTGAAGCACTTTCGTTTGGTGGACACACCACACGCCGCAAGAAGCAAAAGGTCGTTGAATTGACCAAAGAAGAACACGATGCTTCGGTGCGAGAATTGAGCATGGGAGAAATGCGACAATTGATGCGAAGCATGAGCGAAGCAGACCAAACCCGCATTCACGAATTGCGTAAGGCTCTGCACAACACACCGAGCGAACATGGGCGAAAGGTGGGACACGATGGAACCACACTTTTTGACCACCGACAGGCATGGTGCGAAGCCATGATTGTTTTCTTTGACTACACGGGGGCGAGCGAATGACCGTCAAGCGAAGCCCATACCGTGTCGGACAGAAGTTGACTGTCCCACAATTCAAGGCACAAGCCCCACGATTTGACACCCGCTCATTCCCAACAGGCACAGGTGGTTTTGTCGTAAAGGAAATATACAAGACAGCACACAAGAGCGGTGGTTATCTGTTCACCGCAGAATCCGTTCGTCTTATTGATGGTGAGCGTATGAAGGCTACATGGATGGTCACTTTCCCTGCCTTCCGCCGCTCCACCGTCAAGACTCCCTACTTTACATCCCTTCGCTTTTGGAAGGGCGACACCCTCTCTAACGCCGACGATGAAAACCCTTTTATCCCTACATTGAAAGGCGACATCAACCAGCGAAGGAAACACACACCCGCTAACCGAAACGAGAAAATGGTGCTTGCAGACTTTTTGGAGGAATGAACATGAAAATATGGTATGTAATTGACAACGAAACAGGAAGGGAGATGCGATTCCCGTCGGAATTGGACTGCGCGTTCTTTATCTCTATGGTGCAAGACTTCTTTCCCGACCTCGCCAACGCACATAGTCTAACTTATTTTTACAAGGAGGCATGAACATGGACTACGATGCTTTTAGGACAATACTTGACGACCTCAAATATACGCAACGCCTTAGTAAGTATTCCTTCAAGGAGTTGTTGTTTAGTGATGCGACTGATGAATACCTTGATGGTAGGTGGGATATGTTTCGGGAAACACCTCTTTACTTCCTTTGGTCTTGTTCCTCCGACAAGTTGGCTTTGATTTGTGAATATGTCAGCCAACATCAAATTCTTGATAAGGAGGAATGAACATGAGCGATAGGTTAGGAAATTTCATCTCGGATAAGAATGTCAAGTGTCCCCGATGTCGCGACCCACATGGCGGATTCCATGTGAGAATCACGACCTACAAGGACATGAAAAACAAAATGACCTTCACTTGCCGCACATGCTCAAGCGATATTATCTTCAAGGTAGGAAGTGGACACCGATGATTCAGCGCGTCGCTCTTTATTTCACCGTAAAGGTTCTCCGTCAAAAGGGACTTCATCTCTGTCCCTTGTGCGACGGTCATGTTATTTCGGTGCAGGAGCCGACCTGTTTCTTTTGTGAACAAACAGCGAAGTGGGGGTTGTAAGATGGGTAAAATGACTGATGGGACTGACTGCTTGATTTGCGAACAGCAGAAGGATTGTGATTCCCCCGAACAACTTATTCTATGCTGCCGTGAATGCCGAAGTGAAGTGGCTTTTCTTTTGGCAGAAAACAAATATGATTTTTACTTTAGGAGAGATGTTCAATGAGTATGCTTGGTCGTGCGTTTTGGGCTATGCTCGGATTCGCCCGTGAACCCGACTTTACCAAGGAGGAAGAATGAATGAAAATCAGCAAAGGCAAATACACGATTAACTGTTCTCTATGTAGCCGAGTTATGGGCTATTCTGCGAGCAAGACCAAGGGAGCGGTTGTTTGGTGCTTTGATTGCGATAGGATGGTGGACCGCTGATGGTGTGGGCTACTGAATTCCGTCCGTCCCACCTTTCCGGTGTTGTCGGTCAAGACGCTATCGTTGCTGAGTTGACTCAAGTTGTTCTCGGTGAAATGCCGATGCAACACTACATTTTCTATTCTCCCGAAGCGGGAACAGGCAAGACCTCCGTGGCTCATGCTTTGGCTCAAGAGTTGGGTTGGCAAATCGTCGTGTTCAACGCTTCGTCCAAGCGGGAGCGGGGTATCGCGTTCGTTGAAGATACAATAATCCCCATGACCCGAAGTGGTATTAAGGAAAGAATATTCTTGCTTGACGAGGCAGACCAACTTACCGACGACGCACAATCAGCCTTGAAGGGTGTGATTGAGAATGCCGCAGGTTATTTTATTCTCACATGCAACCGCTTACCAAAGGTTTCTCGCTGGCTTCAATCCCGATGTCAAGTGCGAACCTTCCAACCTATCGCTCACGAAGATATGGTTAAGCAATTGACGAAAGTGGCCGTGGCGAAGTCTCCGGTGACCCGCATAAGGGAAATTGAAGTTATCGCAAAAGCACACGCTGGTGATTTGCGGAACGCCATCGGTGCGTTGCAGACTTACGCCAACTTGAAGCGTAGGGACGCTGAAATGTTCCTTGATAGTCTCACGGCTCCGTCCATTGACTTCAAGCGATTCCTCCGTCTTTGTTTCATTGAGAAAGCGTTTGAGGATGCTGTCAAATTGTTCACTGGCGAAGTCCGACATCAAGTCCGTGAATGTTTTTCTTTTGCCGTAAAAGGCAACGCCGGAACAGAATCAAAAATGCAGGTCATTGAAGCGGCAATCACCGCCGAGCGAGACTTGTTGAACGGTGTGGATGAGGAAGTGGTGCGCCATAACTTCATCCGTATGCTTGTTGGTGGAGGACAAGCATAAGCCTTATAACCCCACAAAAACACCCAAAAATACAACGAAGTGATACAATGGTTGCATACGAAGAAATGATGAAGAAGGTTGCCGCACAAACCAAAACGGACGAACAGACGCTATCAGCAAAGGCTGATGCCGTCCTTCTCCAAGAAGGTGCAGGTTGGGAAGCCGCAGGAAAAAACGAAGAACAACGCAAGACGCTGGCACTCCGAGTCGCCGCCCGACAACTCGTTGCTGAGAAAGCCAAGTTGAGCCGCAGTGGTGCAACTCTCTATGAAGGAATGTTCGTCAATGTCCCCCGTGAAAAGGATTGGGCTAAGATGGCTTACAACAAGACCAAGAAAACCCTCGCTGGCCTTGACACACAAGGACGATATGCGCTCATCTCTCAAGGTGCTGTCGTTCTTTACGAGAACAACCATGACGGCTCTTGGACCCGCCACGCCAACCCCTCTCTCCTCAACCGCCAGTCGTTTGAAGAGGATGTTTCGTCAACCGAAATCACCTCGGTTCCACCACGAAGTATGGAGTTGGATGCTAACACCATGTTCTCTTTAGTTTGGGACAAAAATAACACACACTTTGCCAATGGTAATTCCAACTTCAAGTATGGTGCAAATCGCCCACTTGAGGAACCCGACCGCTCGTGCCTGTTCATTGGTCGCAAGGCTGGTTCAAACGACGAACCCACGATTCATTCTTTCCGTTTCAACGGTGCTTTGGCTAAGGAGTCTTGGCCTACCTTTGTGACGGGAACCATCGGCATGAAGCCAGCCAACCGAGACGGTATGGCTTACGGCACGAAGGTCACTGCCTTTGCCCCCGACGCCAACCTCACGAGCATCTTCTCCGCCCCACCTCTCGCTGACTTGATGAGCGACAATGGACCAACAGGCATGGTTGTTGATTGGCTCGGTGAGACTCTTCTCCCTTCGCTCTCCGACTGCCACACCGCCTACGCCGCACTTGACGACAAGGCCAAGTGGGACACCACATTCGGTTCCGTTGTTGAAGTGGTTCACATTGACCCACGGGACAACGGTGGCTTCATCATCACCCTCGGAGACATGGACATCATGTCCGACGCCGCACCTGTGGAGTTGTATGTTTCTGCCAAGGAAGAAGGTGAAATTGACTTTGGTGTTGGTTCGGAATTGCTCGTCGTTGGTTCACCTTGGGTTTCTCGTGAAGGCGAGAACCGCTTCATGGTCAACGGCTGGTGGTGCATGAACGCCATCGCACCTCTCGCTGACACCGACTTCTCCGGCGACGGCGACGGTTGGGACGCTTGATTTGTTTAGGGGGAAAAGAAGTTGCATAACATTGTTAGCGGAAGCGATGCGCGAGAAGCGTTGTCCACGGCTGTTCGTCTGCTTGCAGACAGCGTGCGTGGCACACTTGGCCCAAACGCTCGGACAGTCCTTGTTCAGCACGAAGGACACCCTCCCTCCGTCCTTAACGACGGCGTGAAAATTGTTTCTGCCGTAAAATCAAATGACCCTGCCGTTCAAACATCCCTTGACCTCATCCGCCAAGTCGCCCTTGAAGCACAACAGGCATCGGGAGACGGGACGACCACGGCGACGATTCTTGCCGAGGCTTTGGTTGAAAATTACTCGCGCACCGAATCCGACCTGTCCGAAATGTCTTATTTTGTGAATACTGTTGAGAAAGAAATCAGCCGGATGAAGTGGGACATTGACCCTGTTGATGGTTTGGACGGTCTCCGAAGCGTTTCCACAATCGCCGCCAACAATGATGAATCCATTGGTGAGTTGATAACCGACATGTTCAGCGTTATCGGTGCTGATGGACTCGTCAATCTCAAGGTTGGTTCGGACGACCACACCACTTGGAGCCAAACAATCGGTTGTCAAATCCCGATGTGTTATGCTTCCCCGATGTTCTCCAACAATGACCGGAGAACCTTTGAGGCAGACAACCCACTTTTTATTATCACAAAAGAAACCATTGAGGACTTTGATGATTTGACCCCTGCTCTTGAGGTTGCGATTGAAAACAGTCGCCCTCTTATTATCGTGTGTCAAGACATCAAAGGCGTGGCCCTATCTAATTTAATCGCAAATGTAGTTGGTGGCGTTGTTCGTGCTTGTGCTTTGCGTATTCCTCGCACCGACGCCGATGAATGGTTTGACGACTTGAAGGCTTTGACGGGAGGAAAAATCCACTTTGAAAGCGAGAAGGGAACAGGAATCGCTAACGCTGTTGAAGGTGATGGACACTTCGGTTCTGCCGAGCGTATCACCGTTGGACATGTGACAACAACCATCGTCGCTGGTGAAAGGACGCAGGTATTGGATGACCACCTTACCGGACTCATCACGCAAGCCGACGAAGCCGACCACCGATTTTCACGGGAAAAGTTATTGACGCGACATTCCCGACTCGCACGACGGATGGCGACAATTCACATCGGTGGGTTCAGTGAGGCTGAAATTCGTGAAACCCGTGAGCGGGTGGATGATGCTGTCAACGCTACTCGTCTTGCTATCAAGGGCGGTGTCGTTGTGGGTGCAGGTTGGACGCTTTACACTATCGCAAAGGGGATGGACCCTTCTTCTTTCTCGGATTCTCTCAAAGCACCCATGAAAACACTTCACGACAACATGTCCGATAAGAAAAGTCCTTTCAAATGGGGAGAAGAGTATTACCTCAATACCAAAACAGATGAAATGGAGCCGACCGAGGGTGCAACGGTGCTTGACCCTGCTCTTGTCGTCCTTAACTCATTGAAGGCGGCGGTATCTATCGCCCGTCTCGTCTTGACTACGGACACCATCATTCTCGCTGAACCGAAGGGGTTATAAGGCTACACAGGAAGGGAAGAACATGGCTTGGGGACAACAACAACAGAAGGCAGACAGCACACCACAGAAGGGTGGCTACGACAAAGAATACTACCGTAATATGTTCAAGAACAACACGGCACATTCTGTGCCTGTTCGCTTGGCCCTCGTTGCCAAAGAGAATTGTGGCAAGACCGGACTCGCTGTTTCCCTCATCCGTCAAGTGCGGGCAAATGGTAAAATTTATGTGTTTGACATTGACAACTCTGCACAGGCTACGCTTGAGGCCGCTTATCCCGACGATAAGGAAATCATCGTTCTCCCTCTGCTGGACGAGCGTGACGACTCTATTTACAATGAGGATGCGTCGGTCAACTACGCAAACCTCATTGACAAAATGAATTTCTATGTGAACATCGTCGCTGATGTCGCCAAAGAAGAAGATGTTGCTGGTATCATCATGGACGGCGGTTCAACCTTCCTCAAGTGGTGCGAACACGCCATGACCGATGTTCTCTTGCGTCGTGGTGTCATCAAGGAAGAAGGCGACTCCTTCAATCAAAAGGAATGGCGGACACGCAACCAACTGAACCGTGATGTTCTAACACGATTACATGGACTTCCTGTGCCATGTGTCGTCAATACTTTTCACCTAAAAGATGTGAGCAACTATGTGGATAATGGTTCCGGCGGAAAAGTCTTGATGAAGATTGGTGAACGCCCCGATTGGGACAAAGGCACTATGCGTCTTTTCTCCCAACAGATTTTCCTGTCTCGCTACATGAAGAAGGCCGATGCCGCCGCAGGTGTCAAGGCCGACCCTGCCCTCAAGAACCCCGATGATTGGGTCATCAAGGCCACCATTGAGGAAATCAAGGGCAAGCACATGGAACATGTGGGCGAGACTCACACCATCCTTTCTGTCGTCAAGGGCGATGTGAAGTGGGCG